AACGGCCCAGTAGATAGATCAAAAAGACAGATGTGGATAGATGGTAAGTGGGAGCCAAGAACAATAAAGCTAGGTGCTGTACGTGTTGGTTATGATAACTTTGAACCATTTAACCTAATTATGTCTACAATCGCTGACGTAGGTGATGCAAGTGAACTTATGGGCGAAGAGTGGACAGAATCAGAACTACAAAAAATCTCATTGGTTATTGCACAAGCTGTTACAAGTAAGTCATACTTAGCTGGTATACAGTCATTCGTCGACTTATTTGCCGGTCGCCCCGGTCAGTTTGATAGAATCGTAGCTGGACTAGGTAACAACCTTGTACCTCTTGCTGGTTTACGTAACGAAATGGGTAGATTGTTTACACCATACATGCGTGAAATTGGATCAGGTATTGACCAGTCTATACGTAACCGTAACTTAATTACAGAGCGTTTAGCTGGAGACAACCAGTTACCTATTAAGTATGATATGCTAAACGGTAAACCTTTGAAAGATTGGGACTTCTTAACTAGAGCTTACAATGCTGTCAGTCCTATTAGTCTTAGCTTAGATCAAAGTCCCGGTAGAAACTTCTTGTTTAATAGTGGTTATGATTTACGTATGTCTACATACTATGCACCTGATAGCACAAACTTAACTGACAATCCAAGAGTTAGATCTGAGTTTCAAAGACTTATAGGTGAGCAAAACTTAGAACGTGAGCTAGATAAACTAGCAGTCGATCCTAAGATTTTAGCATCTATGGAACAGATGTATGCTGATATCAGAGCTGGTAAACGTGCTCAGTACGATGCTAGAGATTATTACCATAATATAATTATAGATAGATTATTTCAACGGGCACGTCGTAGAGCGTGGGCACAGTTAACATCTAACAAAGAAGCTGTAGAGCTGATGGAAGAAGAAAGACTCAAGAAAGTTAGGAAACTGAAAAAGAAAAGAGAAACCCGTAACATCCTCAACATACCTAAATAAATGGCAACAACATTCGTAGAATACACTGGGGATGGAAACGCTACTAAGTCGTTTTCTTTCCCTTCATATCAAGAATCTGATGTTAAAGTTCGTGTAGATGGTGTACTAAAAACAACAAGTACGCACTACAACATTACTGGTTACACTACTACAGGCGGCGGTAGTGTAGTATTTACATCAGGTAACATACCATCCAGTCCAGCTAAAATACGTATATATCGTGATACCAGTGTAGACGCATCTAAGGCTACATTTACAGCTGGATCATCCGTAAAAGCTGGTGACTTAAATAACAATAACACTCAACTCTTATACAGAGCACAAGAAGAGCAAGTACCTAATCTCATACAGTCGTATGATATTGATGCTTCTGCTATCGAAACATCTAATATAAAAAATGACTCTGTAACAGCAGATAAGATACCTGATGATACAATAAACTCAGAACATTATGTAGCAGGTTCGATTGATTTAGAACACATGTCTGCTAACTCAGTAGACAGCGATCAATACGTAGACGGGTCTATTGACCTTGTACATATGTCAGCTAATTCCGTTGACAGTGACCAATACGTAGATGGTAGTATTGATAGAGTCCATTTAGAAGCTGATATTATAGATAGTACTAAGTTAGCTGACAATGCAGTTGACTCAGAACACTATGTAGATGGTTCTATAGATCATGTACATCTAGCTAACGACATTATAGATGGCGATAATATTCAAGACGATGTTATAAATTCTGAACATTATGTCGCTGGTTCTATAGACCATGAACATCTAGCAAATGATATCATAGACGGAGATAATATTCAAAATGATGTCATAAACTCTGAGCATTACGTTGCTCTTTCTATAGATACTGAGCATATTGCAAACGAACAGATAACTACTGCTAAACTAGCTGGTAGTTCAGTTACAGGCCCTAAATTATCTACTAATGCTGTTGGTACTAGCACAATTAATGCTGGAGCAGTAACTGAACCTAAAATTGCAGCTGATGCAGTAACTAATAGTAAAATTGCTGATGATTCAGTACATAGAGAACAAATACTTAATGGTGAAGTAATAGAAGCTAAACTAGCAACTAACTCAGTAAGTACAACTAAAATTGTTAATGATGCAGTAACTGGTGCAAAAATAGCTGATGATAGTATTGATTCTGAGCACTATGTAGATGGATCTATTGATACAGCCCACATAGGAGATGCACAGGTTACAACAGCTAAAATAGCTGATGGTGCAATTACTGATGCTAAGATTGCTGGTGGTTCACTAGATAACAGATACTACACAGAAACTGAACTAGATGCTGGTCAGTTAGATAATAGATACTATACAGAAGCAGAGTCTGATGCTAGATACTTTAACATCAGCACTGGAGATACTATCAAAGATGGTGACACATTTCCAGACAACGACACTACGATTGCTACAACCGCAGCTATTAACGACAGGATTATAGACCTTGTTGATGATGTCGGTGGCTTTGTACCTATTGCAAACGAAACAAGTTTTCCTACAGCTAACCCTGATGTAAATAATGGAGCCGGTACTCTTGTATCTATCAAGTCTATTGGAAGTACACGCACACCTTCTAGCGGTACGGTTACTATTGCAAATGGTTCTGGGTCTAACACTGTAACTATTACAGGTTGTGGATCTACAGTTCTGACAGCAGGCTTTGGTGTTATTGTAGAAACTACAACTACACTACATACATATGCGTTCCACAGATTAGTACCAAAAGCAACAGAGGTCACAACTGTAGCTAGTATAAGTGGTAACGTAACAACAGTTGCAACTAATATAGCTGATATTAACACAGTTGCTGCTGACTTAAATGAAGGCACATCTGAGATAGATACTGTTGCAACTAACATTGCTAACGTAAATACTGTTGGTAATGCTATTGCTAACGTAAATACTACAGCAACTAATATAGCCAACGTAAATACTACAGCTACAAATATTGGTAACGTAAATAATGTAGGTAACAATATATCTAATGTTAACGCTGCTGCTAATAACCAATCAAATATAAATAGTGCAGTTAGTAATCAAACTAACATAAACAGTGTTGTATCTAACGAAAGTAATATAAATACAGTTGCAGGGTCTATATCTAACGTAAATACTACAGCTACTAACATAGCGAATGTAAATACAACTGCTACTAATATTGCAGATGTCAATAACTTTGCTGGTACATATCAGATATCATCTTCTAACCCATCAACAGATGGAAGTGGTAACTCACTAGGTGCTGGAGACTTATACTTTAATACAAGTTCTAATGAGCTTAGAGTATATAATGGTTCTACTTGGCAGGGTGGTGTAACAGCTACTGGTAACTTAGCTGGTCTAGGTTCTAACACATTTACTGGCGATCAGACAATACAAAGTACAGATCCAGAATTAATATTTACTGATACTAATAGTAATAGTGACTATAAAATTAAAGTAGATGGTGGTAATTTTAATATTGTTGATACGACAAACAGTAATGCAAATAGAATAACTCTGCAATCAGATGGAACTGTTGATATAGCTAGTAATCTTAATGCAAATAATGGACTTGACGTAACAGGCAACATAACTGTAACTGGTAACGTAGATGGTCGTGACGTAGCTGCTGACGGTACTAAGTTAGACGGTATATCTACTGGTGCTACTAGAGACTTATTACAAGATATTACACCTCAACTTGGTGGTAACTTGGATGTTAATGGCAAAAAAATTAATACAGCAATCACTAACGGTAACGTACAGATAGAACCTAACGGTACAGGTGTTGTAGAAATACGTGGAGCTGGTGGTTACGATGGTACATTACAACTAAACTGTTCTCAACAGAGTCACGGTATAAAACTAAGATCACCTTCTCACAGTGCTGGAGCAAGTTATACACTTACATTTCCTAATAGTGTTACTGGTGATAGATTTTTAAAAACAGATAGTAATGGTAATTTATCGTTTGATTTAGTTGATACAGCTGAGCTAGCTAATGGTGCTGTTAATACCCAAAAATTAGCTCCTAGTTCAGTTATTACTAACAGAATAGTAGATGATGCTGTTACAGGTGCGAAGATAGCTGACGACAGTATAGACTCTGAACATTATGTAGATGGGTCTATAGATAGTGCACACATAGCAAGTAGTGCAATAACTGCGGGTAAGATAGCTAGTAGTGCTATTCAAACTGCCAAGCTTGATGCAGGTGCTGTTACTGAAAGCAAGATAGGTGATAATGCTATAAGCCAGCATAAAATTATTAATGGAAATGTAACTACAGCTAAGATTGCAGATGATGCAGTAACTGCTGACAAGCTCGCTAACACATCCGTAACAGCTGGTAGCTATGGTTCAGCCACAGCCATCCCAGCGATCACTGTAGACGCTCAGGGCCGTATTACAGCAGCTTCTACAAATGCAGTTAACACAACTACAAACCTAGCAACTACAACTGCAACAGGTTCTGTAACTGTAACAAGTAGCACAGGAAACAATGCAACCATAAGCGAAGCTACAAGCTCTGCTGCTGGTGTAATGTCTACAGCACATCACGACAAGCTAGATGGTATAGAAGCTGGTGCTACTGGAGATCAGACTAACGCAGAAATTAGAGCAGCAGTAGAAGCTGCATCTGACAGTAACGTGTTTACTGACGCAGATCATAGTAAGCTAAACGGTATAGCAGCTTCAGCTAATAACTACAGTCACCCTAATCATAGTGGTGATGTAACTTCGTCTGGAGATGGTACAACAACTATTTCTAACAATGCAGTTACTACAGCTAAGATTGCAGACGATGCAGTTAATTCAGCCAAAATTGCTGATAATAGTATTCTTGCTGGTAATATAGCTGCAAATGCTATTGGAGCTAGTGAACTAGGTAATCTTTCAGTGTTTACTGGTGCAATACAAGATGCTGCGGTTACTAATGCAAAGATAGATACAATGGCTGCCTCCAAGTTAACTGGAGCGTTACCAGCTATTGATGGTTCTGCATTAACAGGTATTGCTGCTGCAAAAGGTGGTGGAAATGACAAAATATTCTGGGAAAATGGTCAAACAGTTACATCTAACTACACCATAACTAACGGATATAACGCCATGACTGCTGGCCCTATAACTATAAACAACGGTATTACAGTTACTATTGGTGCTGGTGAATACTGGACAATCGTATAAATTATGCCTATAACATTAAACGGGTCTGGCACAGTATCCGGTCTATCAGTCGGGGGTTTACCTGACGGAAGTATAGCAAGTGCCGATTTAGCAACATCAATTAACTTAGGTAAAATTGTAGCTGTAAAAAGAGCACAACTAACAACAAAATTCAGTTGTTCTTCTACAAGTTTGCAAGATACTGGATTAGAAATAACACATACAGCATCGAATGCTTCTAATTTAATTTTATTAAATGCCCATGGTGTAATATGTGGTAATTTTTGGAACCATGCTGGATACGGCTTAAGGCTTGCAAAAGATAGTAGTCATTTTGGTACAACAGGAAGTGGGGGAAGTAGTTTCAACGTACCTATATATGCTAACATGGCAGCCCATAGTTCTGGTCATACTTTATCTCATGGATTTTTAAATCATCTACAACACATGGAAGCTGCTGGTGATACCAGTTCTCACACATATAAAGTAAGGGCTGCTAATAACAGCAACTCTTATACTTGTTATTTTAATGGTACAAGTAATTCTGCATCAGTAGCACATCTTGTTTTAATGGAGATTGCAGCATGATAAATACAAAAATAGAAGCATTAATTTCTTTAAAACCTGCAACTGAATGGACTTGGCTTGGTGATAAATATGAGGATTTGAATTGGTTAGATAGTTCAACAAAACCAACTGAATCAGAGTTAGATGCAGAAGTTATAAGGCTTAATAATCTTGAGCCTATGAAACTTTTAAGAGAAGAAAGAGATAAAAGACTTGCAGATTGTGATTGGAGAGCTAGCTCTGATTTAACACTTTCAGATAGTTGGAAAACTTATAGACAGGCATTAAGAGATCTGCCTGCGTCTGCATCCCCTAAACTAAATAGTAACGGATATTTAGATATGTCATCCGTTACTTTCCCAACGGAGCCTACATAATATGAGTCAAGTAAAATTAACCGCAGATAGCGGAGGAGGTACGGTTTCTCTTAAAGGGCCGTCCTCAACAACTTCTAACGGAGCGTATACTTTAACGCTTCCCGGAACAGCAAACACTACACTTGCTACAGCTGCTGATTTAAATGCCCTTTCTACTGGAATAACAGAAGCAGATGCTTGGAGAATAGATACTGATTTTGACCAACAATCTTACGCAGATATTACTTCTAACTGGGCAAGAGCTACATGGAGTACTGGTTCTTTGCATGGATACCTAGGCACAGGAATGTCACAAAGTTCTGGTATCTTTACTTTCCCATCAACAGGGTATTGGTATATAGAGGGTCGATTAGGATATCATGCTAGGACAGGAGTTTCATCAGGTGTAGGATTATACGTCAAAGGAACTTCAGATGGTGGTAGCAACTACTTTGATCTTGTTACTGCTTGGGACACCGCAGTTTTTCAAAGTGGTTATTATGAATGGGGTCACATGAATTGTTCTACAATAATTGATGTAACTAGCACAAGTAATTGTAAAGTAAAATTTGGTACTGAGGCAAGCAATAATCAAGTTAAATATTACTCATCTGCTGGTGGTCATAATAATCTTTTCATATTTATAAGACTAGGAGACACATAATGAGATTTCCAGATGGAAAGCCAGATCACATAGAGGACTATCTTTGTACTGTTAGAGAAGGACAATGGTTTGGTTGGTCTGACGCAAACAATAAAATTTATGCAAATTTAATAGTACATGATGGAGGTACAAAACCTACAGAAAAAGAGTGTACAGATGGACTTGCAACTTTAGTAGCTGAATGGGAATTACAAAATGACAGCTATAAATCAAAAAGAAGGGCAGCCTACCCTAGTTACGAAGAGCAGCTAGACATGCAGTACTGGGACAAAAAGAATGGTACAACAACTTGGGTCGATGCCATTACTAAAGTAAAAACAGACAACCCTAAACCTAGTTAATTATGAGTGCAACACTAAACACAACAAATATAAAACATGGTTCTTCTGGTAGTAATAATATAGTATTAAACTCTAACGGAAGTACTACAATAGGTGGATTAACTCTACCTACATCTGACGGTACTAATGGTCAGATAATAAAAACAAACGGGTCAGGAGCATTATCATTTGCAGATGACCAAGGTGGTAAAATTTTACAGTTCCAATATAAACGAGGTGGAGTAACTACTAACTCTAGTAGTGGTGGTTGGACTGACTCTGTAGAGTCTGGTCATAATGTAAATATTACACCAACAAAATCTGATTCTATTTTGTATGTTCACTTGTACAATGTTGGTGGTAACTACCAATCTGGTCGCTCTTACTTCTTACGTTTAAGAAGAAAAATAAACAATACAGACGATACAAATGTAGCAAACTTTCAAACAGGTGATGGTAGCAACGGTGGTATGGAATCACAGAGTTTAATACATGTAGATACAGGCCCTACAGGTGGCTGGAATACAAGTCACGTAGTTAATTACAGAACTAGATTTGGACAAGATGGTTCTGGAACTGCACGTTATGGTTATGCCACTACACCAGTCCTAGTTGTTTTCGAGATAGCAGCATGAAAATTGACAAACTTGATATTGTACATTCTTTATATAATGCAGCGACTGTTGGTTACAATGACGAAAACGGCACGTATACAGCAGCAGATAAAGATGGTAAAGCAATAACTGTAGTACCAGCAGATGTTGATGCTGAGTACGAGAAACAACAATACAAAAATAAAAGAGTGGACGAGTATCCGTCTTGGGAAGATCAGATGGACAAGATATACCATGAAGGTATTGATGCTTGGAAGGCAGACATCAAGGCTATAAAGGACAAGTATCCTAAGCCATAGTGGACTTGCCCACCATAGTACTGCCTGATACAGTACAAATAAAAACCCCGTCAATACCTCTCCCTACAGGAAATGTTCCCTCATATCAACCTTTGGTCGTACCTCCGAGCGATTTACGA